CACCAAGTTCTTCCTGTGCAATATGCCCTAACGAGTAAGATTCATGTTTTACAAACACAAATTTCTTGTACAGAGCCATATAGTCTAGAATAGACACACCAGCAATATTACAGATGATTTCTTCATCTCCACCAAACCCACCGGAGACACGTTTCTTAATAACTTCAACTGATTCCCACGGTGATAACTTCTTGGCCCATTCTTCTCCGAGAACTACTTTTACACGATTCACAATGTACGGAATATCAAACCGCTCGATGTTCCATCCAGTGATCACTTCTACTGATTTGAGTTGCCAAAATTGTATGAACTGCTTAAGCATTTCCCTTTCAGATCCACAGTTCATGTACCTGCTATCAAGAACTTTTTCACCTTTATACTCGCGTGAGCCAAATGTGAAGCACTGTTTGCTCTGCAGACATTGAATTGTGATAAGAGTGATTTCACAATCACCTGTCTCTGCATTCGGGAAGCCAGTAATCTTTCCTTCTGCATCTTCAAACAATAGCGTTTCTATATCTAAAGACCAAGCAGAAATCAGTTTTGGGTCAAAGTTAACTGATCCAGAATATGTCTCATTAATGTACTGAAGAACCCAGTTATGCTGACCGAACAATTCTACCCCACGTACACCTTCATATTTCTTGATGAACTCTCGTGCTTCTGACATCGAGTCTTGTTGCACGGGTTTAGCAAAATCTCCATACAGAGTAATAAACTTTGACTCCTTGTCGGTTTTTAGAAATAATGTTGGCTGGTAACGAGTTTTAAACTTGCTAGGTCCAGTTTCTGTTTGCTCTCGGACACAGATATTGTTCCCGAGTCTTACTACGTTTGTATAAAATCTTGTCATTCAGTCTTTCCAAAAAGTAGCATTGCAGCATCGCGAGCACAGTCGTGCACTGGGTTGTGCGCAATAGTCATGTCATCTGTGTAACCAAAGCATTTTGTCTGGTCTACTGCCACATACCCATCTTTACTGAGTGTGTATAGAATATCGATAGCAGTACGAATATCTCTGAAGTTATTATACACCCAAGGAAGTTTCATGTCGACTTGCTTAGCCAAATGCTCTGAAACAATAACATCCATGGATCCACGAGTATAGCACTTGACTCGAGATTGCCCGGTGTTGTCATAGACAAACTTCCGTAGTTGCTGAAGCGCCACGTCAGGTGTCACATCATTCTTACTTGGGATATATGATGTATGCTTAGCAGCGGTGCTTTGTTTTGCCCACCAATCTACGGTAGAGGAAGTAACTTGTCGACCCAGTTTTTGGATTTGATGTTTAGCATCCAATTTCACGAAGAAAGAATTCTTCATCAAATCATGATATGAACACGGTTCTGGTGAACTGATATAAATGCAACCTATAGAAAGTACTACAGCTGTTTCATTTACACCAAGTGTCTCTAAGTCATACAAATACATTTTTGATCACCTCTTTCATAATAACAAAGTTCATTATATCATAATCTTATAGTGAATGTTACGGCTAGTGTTTCCCCATAGCAGCTTCATGAACAAAAGCATTAGCTTGTTCTTCATCTAAGAAGAAACGTATTATGAAATTCACAGGATCATTACTATCATAGCACATAATCATAATATTCTCCGAGTTCTAGATCTAAACTCGGAATATCCAGTCATCAATCTTCTTAGATCCAAATACTGCTATTCGCTCAATTTTTGCTGGCATAAACTTTAAAGGTCCATAGAGTTAACCATGGACCTATTTAGTTCAAAGCATCAGAAGTTTGATGATTCGTTTAACAATTGTGGATGTAGTTCTTCAGAAGGAGGGCCGATATTAATTTTCTTTGGTTTATCTTCTTCTTTCACATATTCCTCTAACCAGATAGAGAGAATACCGTTTACCAAATCCGCTCCTGCCACCTTAATATTGTCCATCAGTGTGAATTGACGAGTGAATTTTCTGGAAGCAAAACCTTTGAAAATATAGTTTGTAGAATTTTCATCCTTTCCGCTACTGGAGATAGTCAGAACATTCTTTTCTAGAGTAATCTCTAGATCAGAAATACTATAACCTGCAAGAGCCAATTCTACTGTATACTTATTTTCTTCGGTCTTTTTAATATTATAGAACGGGAACGTTCCAAATTTCTTGGCATTTGCAGCTAGTTGAGCTTGCAGATTAAAAAATCTGTCAGCACCAATGTAGCCACGAGTTAGTTGATCAAATAAGTCCATTTTATTTTCCTTTCAATTAGACAAGGTTAGAGGAAGACCCAATAGGCATCTTCCTATTTGAGGGAACTACCCTCAAATTCTTTTGAATTCTTTATGATTTGGTCTTAAATTTACCAAGATTATACTTTGGTATCAAATTCCAATTTTTCTTTTCACTGTGAGAAATAATTTTAATAGAAGAAACAGGAACTCTTGCATTCTCATACATAGGTGTCTTTATGACAGAACACATTCCCCACTGTTCAATCAAAGAAGCGATAGTATTTCTACGAGCTACATCTTCGTAACCCAGAGTTGTATCCTTCCCATCAAGTGCAAATAGCTCCAAGAAACTAACAATATAATACTTGCCCTTCTTATGTAAGATATGGCACGTCTGATACAAAGTTTGATCTTTCTTCGAAGAAATACCAATACGAGTCAATGTTTCTTTGATTTTGAGAAAAGAATCAGGGTCGATTAAACTGATCTCTAGCATAATATCTGGCTACCATTTGAAGTCCCAGACAGTGTAATCATTTTTTAGTTCCATGTTGCTCACCCCTATCCAGGGATCCTATTAAAGTTGCATAATCAGTTTCACTCATCAATGAAACATTGTTTTCTATTTGTCGAAAACTATGAATAGGTTATACTTGCGGAATTCCTGTTCCCAGTACCTCTAAACATATTTATGCTACAAATCTTTAAGGAAATGTTATGTCCAGCGTAAAAAATCGAAACCATACTTTTATATCATAGAACACACATCTTCTGGTCTTTTATATCGCGGATCTGAAACAAAATCAGGCTGTCATCATTCAAAATTGTTAACACAAGATGATATAAAACATCATCTAAGTATGTAAAAGAATTAATCAAGCATACTGGATTAGAATCTTTCCGTATTATTTAGTACACAGAATTTAATGTGGAAATCAGAAGCCGCCAAATATGAATCAGATTTTCAAATCCCAAAGCGGATATGCGCAATAGGATAAGTGTAAATCTTTTACTTATTCCTACCACCCCTAGCCAGTGAAGCCAATAATTCTTTCTTAGTTTCATCTGACAGAAGAGAAACATAGTTTTCCATAACTCTAATACAGATACCAAAGTGCTTGGATAACATTTCAATTTCTTGAAGTTTTTCTGGTTTATGCCACTTGGCGAATCGTTTTTTCTTATGAGTGATTCCCAATCTGTAAAAGTCATATTGCATCTTATTTGAAAGATACTGTGACTTCTCATTCATCATCTGAGAAAATAGAACTGTGTCACGAAATTGTGATAAACCCCGGTTTATCATGAAAGAATTATAATCTTTTTCAGAGGTAGATTCATCCCAAATAGATTCAGTAGACCCATTGATATTATTCAGCCAATCAAAAGGATTACTGCTCATCTTTTTCTCCTTTAGAAAAAACAACAAGCTTAGATGTATCTTTAGATTTTAATTTCTCAATACACTCATTAAATGAGCCGGAGGTGATAAACTCACCAGTCACCATATTCACAAATGAATATTCATCCTCTTTGTCTGCATCCTCTTTGTCTGTGTCATAAAAATACACATTGGCAACTGGGTACTTATCTATCTCTTCCGATTTAGCATAATTATAGCCGGTGATGAGCCCTTTGTAATAACCTGTAGTCCATCCTATTACTACAGCCAGTAGTAAAAAAACAAACAGTGTCAAATCCGTTAGAGTGTTTACTGCTTCCATTGAGCACCTGCCATAAATTCAGTGAGAAATGCAGCAATAAGAATTTCTTGATCAACTGAATGTGTAGACTTGAACCCATAATCTGCAGCAAGAATTACTACTTGAGGTATACAAGAAGGTAGCAATTGCTCATTAGCAGAATCATAAATCTCCCGAAATAGTGATTGTGGTTCAATATCGGTATTTTTTGCGACCCACTTGCGCATCTCCGTAAAGTTCTTTTCTTTCAGGATTTTGAGTAGATCTTTGAAGTGAGATTTACTTTGATCTATCAAAACACCTGCATCAATTTTACCACCTGACGCATATCGTTGTAGTTCATTCAGAATCTTACGATTGTCTGGATAACTTTTTTGGATGAGTTCTGCAACTGCTTTTGGGTCAAACTCTACATTTTCTTTTTTCAGAATCTCAACTATACGTTTGAAGAACTGAGACTGAAGTTTTGATTTTTCATCACTTGGGATAGTAAAATTGATCTCAACTGTACGAGAGATGATAGCATCGATAATACGATTTTTAAAATTGCAAGTAAAGAAGAATCTTACATTCTTAAACTCTTCAATGATACCACGAAGAGCCTCTTGACTCTGTCGAGAAATTCCATCAAATTCATCCATGATGAGAAATTTCTGTTTTCCTTCCAAAGAAACAGTACTGGAATACTGCATAACCTTAGTTCGGATAGTGTCGATACCATTCTCCAAAGATGCATTAATGAACAGATATTCACCACCATAGTCATTTACTATGGCTCTAGCTAATGTTGTTTTCCCACAACCAGCAGATCCAGACATAAGAATATGTGTCACATCTTCATTCTTGATCATGCTTACAATCACATTTTTGATTGACTGTGGGAGTATGCATTCTGCCACAGTTTGAGGTCGATATTTTTCACTCCACACAAAATTTTCAATACTGCTCATAATATATCTTTCAGAT